GTAAGACTCTTGCCCTAATGCATCTCGGCCTTGCCGCCGCTAATGGATTAAGCTGGATGGGGCATAAGATTAACCAGGAGTGCAAGGTCGTATACCTCGATTTCGAGCTAGTCCCCCGCCTCGCCAAGGAACGAATTAAAGAAGTTATTCAGCACCCCGATAATAATTACACCCCCACTACAAATTATCGTTATTGTGGCCTTAGAGGTCAGAACCGATCACTCGATGAACTGGCACTCCACATTCAAAACCTTAAAGACTTTAACCCCGACCTCGTAATTGTCGATCCGTTCTATAAATTAGGCGGGGAATACGATGAAAATGATGCCGGCTCAGTCTCCGCAGTCCTCAATAAAATGGAACGATTCTCCGAGCAACTAGGCTGTGCATTCGTATATGCCCACCACTTCTCAAAAGGAAATAAATCAGAAACCGATCATATCGACCGGGCATCCGGTTCAGGGGTATTCGCAAGAGATCCCGATGCTATCCTCACCCTTACTCCCCACGAAGAGGAATATCACCTAGTCCTCGAGGGAACGCTGAGAAACTTTCCCACCCCCGATAAACAGGTAGTCGAATTCTCTTGGCCTAACTTCATCCATAAGCCCGACCTCGATCCCAACCTGAGAAAGCCAGGACAGGCCGCAGAATCAAAAAAGTTAAACGAACACCTAGCCGATAAATTACTTGGCTTGCTGGAAAAAGGTCAGATTATAGGCTTTAATGTGATGCGTATAAAGCTTCAGGATTTAACAAATAATGAAATTACCCCAAAACGATTAAAGAATATTATAAGACTCTTAAAAGGTAAAATCGATGTCCAAGAACAGAGCAGAGGACTCGAAACTATTTACTCAGCGAAGCTTAAACTGCAATAGAATAATACACTAAAGAAGTAGAATCTGAGTAGTAGTGCCCCCCCCCTATAAGGAGTAGTAGTACTAGTAGTAAAACGACAGGCTGTAAGTAGTGCTCCCTCGCGCTTACCCAAAGGCGTAGGAAGCCGCCGTTTGGGATAAGCTCGCCCCCGACAAGCGGTGAACCGCTCCCACTACATTATCAGCCTTCAAGCTCGATCAGATAAAAGAATAAAAATGGAAAGCATCGACCAGGTTAATTACATCGACCAAACCACTAGGATAATTTGGCATTCGCAATCACAGCAAATTGGGCATTCGATGAAAATCCAATCCCGTCAAGGAGGATAAGGATATCACATCAGCCAATCCCGTCAAAGAGGGCATTCAGAGGAATGGCGGGATTGGTGGTCTTATACCCTAGCGTGCTAGATTATATAGGTCAGGCGGTAAAAGACAGCCCTGTGTGCCTTCTAGGCGATTATTCGGGCTATCTTGAGATTATATGTCGGTATCCGAATCAGAAGATTCAAAGTTAGGGTCTAATATCGGATTCATCTCATATATAACTTTTAGCCTCGCCTCTTCAAATTTCTTTTCGGTCTCAGCTAAATCCAAATTGTGGCACTCGGCATATTCTTTAGCCATTGTCTTTAGATCGGGTTCTTTGTTCCAGGGGAAATCTTCCATGCTCATACCTTGCTACCTTCAGCCCACTCGTCAATGATTTGTCCGGCAGATAATTTCTTCTGCTCGGAGATATGCTTAATCTGATCCCTGGTAGCTGGATCGACCAAGCAATGGAAAGATACTCGCTTGACTCCTTTGCGGTTCGGCGGTCGGCCTGTTTGGTTTGGACGCTTACCGCCCCATTGTTTTTTATCGGTCATGCTGCATCCTTATACTTTTCTTGCCATGCTCGTAAAGTTTTAAGCATTCGGTTGGTTTTATTTTTCCTATGCTGGTCCCTTGGAACTCGCTCACCGGTTTCCATATTCCAAACAACTCCATCAATCTTTTTCTCCCAAGGAGATTCTTTCATCCATCTAATAAGAGGCATATGGCCTTTCCTGTGGCTAACCCCATCAATGTCCCAATTATCTGCTAGAAGGCTACTGCAAGCCTCATAGGGCTTTGTATAGGTAAATACGACCTTAGCCCCCATGCAGAAACAGGCCATCGATGCTTTACCGAGTAAAAAGGATGCCAGGTTCTTAGTTCCATCGGTGCAGACTCTTCGGATCTCCATGTGGTCATGCCGGTTAGCCCAAGAACTAGAGCAATTATCGACTGTGGCTATACCTTTGATACCTAATTCGGTTTTTACTCCGATGCTGAACCGATGTCGCTTCAAAGGTTTGGAGTGTCGATGATGCTCGGCCACAAAGGCTTGAGCTTCAGCGAGCTTGAGGGGAACGAATGAGTGGTTAAAGTTCATTGGTCTCCCTCGCTTTCATCTTCATCCAGCCCCTCGCTTTCATCTTCATCCAGCCCCTCGCCATGACAGTTTGGGCATCCGTACTTTCCAAGCCCATCGGGGAACTCGTATTCACAGAATTGGCAGATCATGAGAAATCCACCTTCTGCACTTGGTCTTGCCATACTTTAAAACCTTCTTCGGTTAGGGCTGTGCAATCTTCAGGGTCATTCATCCCCGAGCATTCTGCTAACCCCTTTTTGACTAAAGAAGAGACGATACCGCCAAATGATTTAGAATCGGGCATTACCATTCCATCTTTAAGTTCGCAGTCATCGAGGCAGTTTGACCAAGGCGATCCGCATTCGTCAAAGCTCTCAGGCTCTGAATAGTTGGCTGATGTATAGCAGTTACAAGCAATCATCTGAAGCATAACCAGTTCGTTAGTAGTAAGTGAAATCTGTGTAGCATTGTTGTCCATACCTTTAATCTAGATTACCTTTACATAAAAGCAAGATATATTTTACATTTATTTTTAATAATGGTGTAAGTGCTTAATAGTTAATAAGCTAGGGACTAAAATAATTTACCCGAATATCTCAAATATTATCCGAAGAACGATAAATAAGCAGTCCATTATTAAATCTCGTTCTAGGAAAAAGAAGAATAAAGTCAGGAGAGCATACCACTCTCTTTGATTATTGTGAATCGGTGACTTCGGCCTCGATGATTTTTTCATCCTTCAGATTGGCAAGCTCGGCTCGGATCTCATCGAGGCTGAGTGATTTCTTTACTTCGATGACTTGAGTCGGCTCACCCTCGTACTGGCGATGTTTGTCGATTAGGATGCCGGTGGCGATTGGTAGGACTCCTGATGGGATTTCATCGTCCTGGAGTTTAGTTATCAGACTTTCAACTGCAAGCTGAGTCGCTGTTCCGATTAACCCTCGGAGATGCTTTTTCGTATCTTTCAGCGTTTCCTGTTCCCTAGACTTAACGACTGCAACTGTATGAGCTGATATCTTACACTGCTTTGTAATACTCGTTATCGTGGAACCCTCTGCTAGCATCTGTACACATCTAGCATAATCATTAGGTCTCTTATCAAAAAGCTTCTGCCCAGTCCAAACAGCGGGACAGGCTTCCTCGACAACTAAATTAGCCGGAAGGTTCTCGGCTTTCTGATATGCTCTCGGTCTTTTCGTAGGCATGATTTTAATCGGTGTGACATAATGATAATGAATTATCAATAAGCATTTTGGCAAGTACAATTAGACATAATCATTATTGTGCGAGTGAGCTTTTACTGACAATCAACGACTTATGAAAATCTATATGCGATTCTTGACATTGATAGGGGGGGGAGGGGGGTCGGATTTCGCGGCCCGCCGATCACCAAGACCGATTGTGTCCCATAAAAAAATTTCCACTAATTGCGGCCAATCGTACTGATAATCTGTTATCATTAAGCCAATGCCTCTCACCTGGACACCTCACCCCGCCTTACCGGCACTCTCCAAATCGGAGATGCTGTCGATGACCCCCGAAGCAATCCTCGCATACTGGGAAAAGAGAGAACAAGCGGTAGCCCTCGAAAAGGAAGATCCATATCGGTATGGCTTTGAGCTGGATACTTGGAAGTTAGCAGATGATCAGCTAAAGACTCACTCGGAAATTCTGCTTATGGGAGGCAATCGTGCGGGGAAGTCCGAACTTTGTGCGAAAAGAGTGGTTCAGACTTTAGTCGAGAATCCAGGCACAATTATTTGGTGTTTAACCGAAACATCGGCAAATTCGATCCAATTCCAGCAGAAGCTCGTATTTAAATACCTTCCAAAGGAGTTAAAATCGTTAGGCAGAGGTAAGGTCGGATATGTCATGTATTCACTTCGTAATGGCTTTACTGCTTCAAAGTTTACTCTGCCCAACCGGTCCGAGTGTATCTTTAGAAATTGGAGCCAAGACATCAGCACAATCGAAGGAGGAGAAATTGGATGTCCGTCTCCACCGGTAGCCGGCACCCATAACATTGGATTTTGGGCAGATGAATTAGTGCCAATGTCGTGGGTGAATACGCTAAGGTTTAGATGCGTAACAAGGTCGCATGAGAGTCCACATGATGGAGTAGTTCGCCCAGCGGCAGGCTTAATTTCCTTCACCGCAGTAGACGGCTGGAACTCGGTAGTCAAATCGATGCTAACAGGAGCAAGAACAGTCGAATCGGCAAAAGCGAATCTCCTAAATGGCGAAGAAGTCCCCCTCGTTCAACAGCCCATCCGCAAAGCCAGTTCTGTAGTTTACTTCCACACAGCGGCGAACCCCTTTGGCGGATGGGAGGCGATGAAGAATCAGTTAGAGGGAGAGAAGAGGGAGACGATTCTTTGCCGGGCTTATGGAGTCCCTGTGCGCCAGTCACGCGCAATTTTCCCTTCGCTCTCAGACAAAAACTTCTGCACCCCCGAAAAACTCCCCGATTTTTCCGAAGCAAATTGGGTAATGTCAATTGATCCGGCGGGAGCAAAACCTTGGACTATGGTATTATTTGCCATCGATCCTCATGGGGTAGCCTGGGCGGTTAAGGAATTTCCTGACTTCGACACTTGGGGAGGATGGATTGACTTAACGAAGGACAAGCTGTCTGCCGGCGAGGCCGCCCAACCGAATGGGTACGGCCTCAAGGATTATGCCGATGAGATTAGGAGAATGGAGAAGATGTGCGGGGATAGTGAGGTCATCCGCATAATCGACCCCCGTTTAGGAGCGGCAAGCTATCAAAAGTCGGAAGGATCTTCTAACATTATAGACGATTTAGCAGATGAAGATATCATCGTTCAGCCGGCAGAAGCACTCGATATTGAGACAGG